GCAGAGGAGAGGAGACGTTTATACAAAATTCGTCATGCTAAAGATCTAAGTAATGAGGGTTCCCCGGGCTGGTGGAGTGATCAATTATTATGGTGAAAAATAAATAAAACTACTTAAAGCTTTATTATATATTGTATATTAATAATAATGAATACAATTAATATGAATCAATATGATACTTTATTAAATGAAGTAAATCAATTAATTAGTTCCCATAACAGCAAATTAGACAAGATCAATAATTACATATCTATGTTAAAATCATATGAAGAAACATTGACTAGATGTGAAATAGAACGATCACTTCCAAAAAACCAAGCTTTGATTAATGACTATGATAAATATATTGTAAATGTTAAAAGCTCTATTAAGGTTTATAAAAATGGTTTGATAAACCTTATCCAATAATTTAACTTATTTAAAATAGATTAAAGTTTTAATCTATTTTTAATTTAGTCCAAAAACTTTAATAAATTTTGTATAGATTATTATTAAAAACCAATGTCAGCACAGTTAAGTTACTATTACAAAAATAGAGAGAGGATATTACAACAGCAGAAATTATATTATCAAAACAATAAACACAATGTGAGACAGTATCAAAAGAAATATTGGGCACAATATTATGTAGATAATAAAGATTATTGTATTAAAAGGAATTTGAAATACAAGCCACGCGTTTATGATGTCTATTATGAAAATCCACCTATCAAACCACCTATAGAAAAAATTGTATTTATACTAGATTTTGGAGAATTTTAATATTATTTAATTAATATAATGACTGAAATTAATAAAAATAATATAAATTCATTGTTTTGTAATGATGTGAAAGACTTTTTTAAAGCTCATCCCCCTATTGAATATACTGTTTATAAGATTGTGTGTAATGATCCAGATATAACAGATGTCTATGTGGGATCTACGAAGAACTTTTTTCTGAGGAGAAACTTACACAAATCACATAGTACTTTTAAAGACTTAAAACTCTATAAGACTATTAGAGAAAATGGAGGTTGGGATAACTGGAGTATGATTGATATTGAGACATTACCATGTCAAACTCAATCTGAAAGATCCATAAGAGAAAAGTATTGGTATGATCAATTAAATTCAACCTTAAATACAAAGGTACCTAATAGAAAGTTTGATGAATATTTGAAAGAAGAGCATACTTGTATCTGTGGGGCTACTCATACAATCGGAGGAACAACTAGCCATAAAAGAACAAAGAAACATAATGATTATATTAAAAATAAAAATATGGAATTAAATATATAATGATTAACTTTAAAAGATTAAAATTTAAATTGTTTATTACATTTATGATTTATTATGAATTATTCATTTTATATATAAATAAATTTCTAGATTTTATATCTAATTATATTGATATATGACCAAATTACAACTAACTTTAATATTTGACGATGCAGATGAATTAAAATCTTACATTGAGGACTATGAAGCAATCCAGCTAACCAAGATTAAAAAGCTATTCAAGAAGACCAGTGATAAACGCGGTTCATCTACAAAGACCTTACATCAACGGGCGAAGGAGTATCAAAAGGAGAATCCAGAGCTAACATATAAACAAGCCTTACAAGCTGTGGGTAATCAAATTAGAGGAGAAAAGAAACCATTTCAATCAGTCATAGGAGTTTCAGAAACAGCTGAACAAATTAATGAAAATGTTTAATTTATTAATAATAATCTAATATTACTATTATTAATATACTATGGATCAATTTACTTTAAAAAATAAGATTGTCTCATTAATTGGAAAACGTAACTCTGGTAAGAGTCAAATGTTAAGATATTTATTCAATCAACAGAAGCACTTATTTAAAGCTGTGTTCTGTATTTGTCCAACCGAGAGTGTTAATAAGTTTTATTCAGATCTAATTAAAAAACAAAACATTTTTGATAGTTATAATGAGGAATGGGTAGAAAAGCTAATAACAAAAATGACACAAGTCAATGCGGGAAAATCAGACAAGGATGCATCCCATATATTATTGATTTTAGATGATCTTTGTAGTGATACTAACTTTCACCAGTCTAAAAGTTTTAAAAAGCTATGCACAAGAGGAAGACATGTAAAAATATCTGTTATAATAACTTCTCAATACATCTATCAGATCCCACCAGTTGCAAGAAATAACAGTGACTTTATTTTATGTTCTCAAATGAACACACAAGGATTAGATTTATTATCTACAGAGTTTTTATTTGGTAATTTGTCAAAGAAGGATTTTATAGATTTATATTATAAAAACACAGCTGATTATGGCTTTTTAGTTATCAATAACAATTGTACAAAATCCAATGATGATATAAATGAAATATATGGGAGTTTAAGAGTCCCGGAAAATTTTATTAAGAAAATGTAAAAAATTTTTATTATGTAGTTAATATATATAGAAATGTCAGGAGAACAAAATTTTAGAGTTAATGTTAAGGATTTCTTAGGTATTGAAAATACCAAATACAGAGAAAAAATGATGCAAGTTGCACTTACTAAGCCAGCAGATTTTTATGAGCTTAGAGAAAAAGTGAGATCAAATGTTATAGAAAAAGCAATCGGGGACTTTTATGATACATTATATTACGTTATGACGACAGGGAAACTATCAAATGGTGGACAATCAGCAGCAAAAGATGCAGCAAAAGCTAGTGAATTTACTCCAAATATTCCAAAACAGAAGGTAAATGATTTTGCTTTATCTGCTGTTAAAACATTAGAGTCAATCGTAGAAGATGCTGTTGATATGATGTTGCCTCCTGATTTCTTAGATATCGCTAAATCTAGAACTATATCAAAATCTAGTGCAGCTAATATTGACTAAAAACTTTATATAATTTTTTTTTAATCTTCCATTATATTATTATAAATGAGTAATATAATCGCAGAGAAAATATTAAAGAGGCAAACTATAGATGATTCATATTTTGATAAATACTATAAAAACCCTCAACCATTTAAACGGGTTAATGCTTCAATAGATCCAGTTTTTAAAAAACTTTATAAGGAACCAAGAATAATAGCCAAACGTTATGGATCTATATCAAATTTTAGTAAAGATGATTCATCAGCATATCCGAGGCAAACTGTAGAGAAACCAAAATTTTATAATCCACCAAAGTTAGAAATAAAAAGATCTATTGATGCATATTATGAATTTGGAGGGAGAAAATACGAAGGACAAAAGTCAGCATTAGATAGAGGTATGATTTATAATGATTTAGTTGAAGATACTGATATTACTAAACTAGGCAAGCCACAAGCTGAGTTCTTTGAGCTGATGAGAAATCAAAAAGCATCAGAAGCAGCAGTAAAAAAAGGACCAGCGCCACCAGTTATAACAGTACCAAAATTAGATTTAACTAGTACACCATCATTAGAACAATTAGCAGCGCGATTAAATAACCCTCCTCCAAAATCAGAGCGTCGCGAGGCAGGAAGAGAATTTATAGAAGTCCAAAGTGCAAGACGAGCAATCGGGGGAGGAGAATCAAAAAGAGAAATTACAGAACAAGGAGAGGAAAGAGGGTCTACAGAAGGTGAAACAGTTCCACCAAACGTTTTTGTTAGAATGTATGATAAAGCAAAATCCAAAATAAAAGAATATACATCTATTATTTCAGAGTATGGAAAGGAAATAAGAAAAGCAACAAAAGCAGGTGATACTACAGGAGTGGAAAAGTTAAATAATAGCTTACAGGGTTTTATTGGAGAAAAACAAGAATTACAAAGACAATTGGAAAGACAAGCAGCAGCAATGAAAATTCAAAAAGGTTTTAGAAACAAAAGATCTAGGTCTAATTTAGCAGAAATCAATGATTTTATTACAAAATTAGAAGAATCTGAAAGGAGACAAGAACAACTAGAGATCCAAAGAAAGAAAGATTTTAAAAGAATACAAAAAGATGCAGTTGAATTTTTAACGAATAAAGGTAAAGAAGCTAAACAAGCTCGTGCAGCGGTAGATATTCAGAAAATAGCGAGAGGTAGAAAGGTTAGAAATCAAACAAACTTGATAAAAGCTGAACAAAATTCCATGGGTATAGAAGATAAACTTTCAAAACGTGCTAAAGATACAGTTAGATTTGTGGAAACTCCCGGACTTGATAAAAATGTAACTACTAGAAGAAAGAAATCAAAATCTAGTGTTGGTGGGGGTGGATTACAAACTGTTTTTAATTTTCCATTAGAAGAGAGTCCTTTTGAAAAAAAAACAATGATTAATAAAAATGAAGGAGCTAAAACGGAGCATGTATTGAACGAAGATGATTTTGAAGTAGAACCACCACCAAAAAGAAATGTAAAAGAACTATTTAAAAAAGCTGTTAAAAAACAAATAGTTGAAAACAGAAAAAACAAATTAAAGGCAATACAATCACCCGCTCGTACAATAAAAACACCACAAGCATCATCATCAGCGATGGTTCTAGCAACACCACCAACAGCAACTGAAACCAAAGGGAAACAAGGAGGAGGAAGAAACTTAACTAGTGATTACACTTTTTCACCAGCACCTTCACCACCAGACTTACCTTCACCAGATCAAGATTTAATTGACATACTTATGCAATCAGCAAAAAAGAGAAGACCATCGATAAGTGATGAAGAAGCAAGGAAATTGGCGATGGAAGTATTAGATGCAATACCATCAGATAGTGATGAAGACGATGTAAAAGAACTTCTTACGAAAGATCTTAAAGAAGATAGAGATGCTTCATTATTGAAAAAAGGATTGGATCAATTTAAAGGAAATGTAAAAGATAAAGCGTATGCCTTATTAGATGTGATAAATAATGATGCAGCTGTTCAAGTATATGAACATAGAGATAGAGTTAAAGGTAAAAAAATAAGTAGTGATATAATTGACAATATGAAATTTTATTATTCTAAATTAGGTGGAAAAGATATTGAAATTTTAAACTCTCCAGATGCAGAGAAAATTAAACGAGCAATAGAAGCATTAAGAAGAACATTATTACTTAAATTAGAGGTAAGGTTTCCAAATATAACAAAGCATCAAACACCAAAAGATAAACGACATAGCGATGCTATAACTAAAGCAGGTAATCTTAAAGGGAAAGTATCGGCAGAAGACTACATGAGTAGTATTAGGGGAGGTGCTCCTAGAACACCAAGAAATAAACGTGATTCAACAGCAACTGTAATTGGGGCTTATACTCCAGGTACTACACCAGGATCAAATGATTTTTCAACACCAAATACAAGCGAGATAACAGCAGGAGGCAAACGAGCGTTTGCAGATGCATTAAGTTTTGCGAAAAGTAAAGGGGGGGCTAGTCAAAGAAAATCAGATAAAGTAGTCACAGCATCAGGAAATCAACCTAGAGTAGAAAATAGGAAGCTTGGAACGGGTGCAAGATCAACATTGAAGAAAGCTGATAATGAATTTTTAAACAATCCATTATTTGATATGATGCAACTTTAATTAAAAACGAAAAAATAAATAATGTAGTTTTAATATAAGTATAATGCCAGATATTAAAGTTAAAGGAAAAATCCAAAACTTAGAAAAAGAAGAGAAGAATAAAAAACCTATACATAGCAACTTTTTATTAACTATCAATACAAATCAACAATATAAATCAAATGATGAACATTTACAAAATGATATTGAATTCTTTGAAAATACTATAAAAAATATATTAAATAACATAGATCAATATATTGATATTAGAAATGATGGCGATGTTTGGGATGATGATACTATTAAAGACGTTGATGTTGATTATATTATTGAACGAGGTACTAAAAAAGGTCAAATACATTGTCATGCTTTAATTAAAATTAAACATTTCACTAGACTACAATTAGATTATAAGAAATTAAAAGAAAAAGTTAAAAAAGACCTTGGATTGAAAAACATATATCTTAATAATCGGTTAGTTAGAAATTCAGGCAGTGAGAACATTGTTGAATATCTTAATAAATATACTTAAATTATCTATTAATAATTAATAGATAATTTAATAATTAAATGAATAAAATGCTTATTGGTAGTATGTTTGAACCCAAGCATAATTTAGAGGTGTTCCAGGCACTTGAAGACAAACGAAGAACACTTTATACCAGTTAGTACCTAAAGTGAAATTTGGTGATATCTTGGCTGAACTGATTATAAATGAACCTGAACTAATTGTTAATACTACCGGGTTATTATATGCTGGATCTCTGAAAATTTTCAATTCACATCCTACTAAATTTGATGATGGTGGTGGTAGTGTTAATGTTGGTGATGTTGTTACAGTTGTACTGATCCAATTATATTCATATAAACCTGAAGCAGTTGAATAAATAGTATTAGCCGATACACCAATAGTATTCATTTGATTTTTCAAATATTGATATGTATCAACTTGAATATTAGGGAACAGAGACATTACTGTTTTACCATACAATGTTACAGTATTACTATCATCAGTTTTTCCTAATGAAACATTACCATTAATTGTTAATGATCCATTATCAATTTCAGAACCATTGATAACAATTCCACCGTTAAAGGTTGTTTGATCTGAAAATGTTTTTGCTCCTGCTATTGTTTGAACCCCTGTTAAGGCTACTTTATTATTTAATTGAGTTTGTATAGAACTTGTAGGATCAATATAACCTAATGTTGCTGTTGAAATTCCGTTTAATGTTTTCCCCGATGCAATTGTAATGCCATTATTTGCGTTTAATGCTCCAGTAACAGTTACAGATTGATCACAAGTTAAAACACCTTTAATTTGAGTTGTATCTGTTGAAGTATTGTTTAATGTCACTATATTAGTAGATAATCTAACTGCTCCTGCATTGTTTCCTACAGATGGTGTTTGAGTAAATGTTATTAATGGGGATCCGTATGGTCTCACATTTGACCCATCTGATGGACCACAAAGCAAACTGTAATAATTATTATCAGCGACTAAAGCATTTGTTTTAACAGCTCCAGCTAAACCGACTACTTGAGACCCTGAAACGATATTATTAACAGTAGTTTCAAATGTTCCAACTGCTGATAAAGCTGAGGTTATATCGGCACCACCTACAATTATATTAGTTGATGATAAGGTTGTAGCTGATACTGTTCCCGATGCGTTAAGATTACCATTAATCCCGTGTTCTCCTGAAGTTGAAATTGTAGTAGACATTTTTATATATATTCTATAGGGTAGATAATATTTCTAACCGTGACTATATTGATTTATGATAATGTAGTTATGCACCAATAATAAGTGGTATTATATGGTAAACATACAAATGTCACATATGCCATTACAGTTTGGTACCCAAGCCAACCTGTTTGTACAACTGCATTTCCTGTTTTCAAAAAAGAAGTACCAGTTGATGCACTTATAGTTGCTGATGTACAAAAATTGATAGTTGATGTATTTCCAGTTCCTCCTGTATGACGAAACATTATTGTAACCCCATTATAAGTTGCTGAAGGGAGTGGTAATTTAATATAAACATCATTACCTCCTAACCCCATTGGATAATAAGCATAAAATGGAGTATTTACAACATATGCTTTTGCGTATGTATTATAAGTATTTACTGTAAAATCAAGATAAGGAGATACTTCAAATGGATAATAAACACCATTAACTAAAAGGTTATTTAAATTACTTTGAACATAAGCTGTAGTTGCGATAGTTGTTGAGTTGTCGGTTGTTGTTGGAGTTGGTGCTGTTGGTGTTCCTGTTAGTGCTGGACTTGCTTTAGGTGCGTAAGTTGATGCAGCTGTTGAAGTTGTCAAATAACTGGATAAACTGGATATGGTAGCATAAGTTGAACTTGCATTGGATGTTGTTAAATAGTTATAGAAACTATTTGATAAATTATTTAATTGGGTTTGTATTGTTGAACCTGACATATCTGATAAAAAACTTAATTTAGGTATTAAATTAAATGCAGTACTTTGATAATTAGAACCATCATAAGTATATACAAATACTCCACTATTAACAGGAATTGACATATTACCACCAATACTGAAATTATGACCTACGCTTGTGTATATATTATTTGTGTAAGGTGTATATGTGATGTCAGTAATTGGATATAATGAATTTTGGACAAAAGCCGTAGTAGCGATATTTGTTGAATTATCTCCATTAGGTTGTGTAGTTGCTGTACTGCTACTACCTCCACCACCTCCACCAGATACAGCAGCTGAAGGAATACAATTACTAGTAAAAGTAGCACCAGTAAAATTGACATTACCTGATGAAATTGTAAGACCTGAACTTGTCAAACTATTAGATACATTTAAATTACCATTTATTCCGTGATCTCCTGTTGTAGTATTTGAACTCATGTGAATTAATTATAATTACAATAGAGAAAATAAAAATATTTAATTTCTGAGTTTAAATATATATAGATAAAAAATGTCAACTCATCATCACCACAATAAAGTTGTTACCAAATCTGGATTAAACGTTGGACATCATCAAGCTCATGAGATCCCGCATATGAAAAATGAAACGGTCATTATACCATCAACCAGTAACCCCAGTTTTGGAAGTTATTTTATATTTGATATGAAAGAGAAAGGGTGTTATTTACATAATCTCTCTATTCAATTTCAAGTTGGACCTTTAACAGTTACAAATCCTGTTAATATTCCCGCTAACTATCCTCATTTTAATCCTGCTGTATTCTGGTATACTCGTATTGAATTAGTCATTAATTCTCAAGTTATTGACACATATTATCCAACTCAACAATTTGTACATCAACAACTTTTTAATGATGAACCAACAAGAAGATTTATTAATAACTCTATGGGAGCCTATGATAGTATCGCACAAAGATATTATTTATCATCAAGATATTCTAATTATAATGTTGAATTAGTTGATTTATTTAAACACGCACATTTACCACTATTACATCCAAAAGATGACGTTCAACTTCGTGTATATATGGACACACTCCAAAATTGCGCACTCATTGCACCCGCTGGATCATCTGGCGCATCAGGTATTCTTAGTTGTGGAGCTATTAAAGCCAATTTATTAGCAAAAGTGAGCAGACTACAACACCAACACACACAACTCTTACATAAAAACCACTTAAGACCAAATCATTATAAATTCTTAGAAACTCGTTTCGGTACATTTAATATTAATGCTGGAACTGGATCAACTACTATTGTATTAACTCCTATTGTAGGATTAGTATCATATTTGTTCTTTACTGTAAGATATGCTACTGGTTCAGGTATTGAAAATGATAATGAATATACTTTCCTCCCAATTACTCAATTCGCCATTCTTGATAATACCAGTACAAATATTGTCGGTGGTCAAGCTATTAGTGGTGATTATGCCCTTTCATTCTTAAATAAAGATTGGTGTAAATCTAGTTATACCGCAGAAACTCAATATGGTGTTGTCAATAATAATGCATATGTATATATGTATTCATTCTCAGCTGATCCAGTTGAAAGTGCTACGACTGGTGTTGGATTTAATGCGCATCGTTTCATTGGTAATGAGCAGCTTCAATTAACTTTCCCAGTTTCTGCGACCAATCTTCAAGTTGATCTATATGCCATGTGTGAAGCTGTCCTAGAAAGCACACAAACCTATGTGAAAAAAATCAGTCTATAGATATAATTTTTGAGATCTAAAAAAAACAAATTTTATATTTTTTTGTGATGTATGCGTCTGGGGTATAAGTCCATATTATTAATTTAAAAAAAGAGTATTAAGTTATACCCCAGACGGGACAGATCTAAAATAAAAAATTAAATAGAAATTGTTTCATCTGATTAATATCTAACAATAACATTATATAATGCATAAAGAAAAAGTAGATTTTTATCATTTTGATACAACTAATCAGTGGTCAGTTCTTAGTCCATCAGCGGCGTATTATAAAACCGCTATGAGTCCTTTTAATCTCACTCTTTCATTACCACATCAAATAAGCAAAATTAAAAGAATATATTTAAAATCAGTGGAAATTCCAATCGGTTTCACTAATATTAGAAATGGTAATACATCAAATATTCTTGTAATGAATATGTCTAAATTATTTAGTGATGAATCTTATTCATTTACAATAGTTCTCCCCGATAAAAACTATACTAGTATGCAATCTTTATTGAATGATATTAATACTGCTATTGATAATAATTCAACAGTTCAAAAATATACTTTTAAACCTCAATTTACTGTATCAGGTCAAAGAGTTTCTATTAATGTAGATTCTAGTATCACTTTCAGTTTTGTTGATTCAGTTCTATCTAAAAATATATTAGGATTCTCATATAACTTTTACATATTTACTGGAACTAGTTATCAAGCCCCAAGTAATTTTAATATTCAATACGATAGTTATATAGCTTTAAATTTCCCTCGTATATCGGCTAGATCGTCAGGAACAACACAACAAATATCTTTTAAAATCCCTTGTAATGCTACAGCAAACCAAATATATTTTGAAGCAGAGTTTCAAAGCTTCAGTCAGTTTATAGATGTTACTGATCCTCATTTTGTATTAGGTAGCTTACAATTAACTGTGTGTGATAGATTCGGTTATCCAATTGATAATAACGGTTTAGATTGGTCATTTACTCTCGCAATAGTACAACACGATACATCACATCAACATAAAGTTGATACAATTAGTGGAACAACTACTTCACAACCAATGGTATATAATTATGATGATTAAAAAGAATTAAAAAATAATTATAATGTTATTGTATTAATTATTATAAATGACTACTAGAAAAGAATTGATTATTAAAAAGTATATAGAACTTCAAAATGAATTAAATGAAAACTATCAAATAAGTGGATTATTTCCAAGCTTAGAAGATGTTGATGTTTCAGATTTATTATATTTTTTCAATCTTAAATTTAACTGTGATGATGAAGTATTCAGAAAAAACAAAGTCAAAGAAATAGCCGAATATTGTAAGGTTGAAATCAATGATGATAAATTTGATGAGGCTTTTACTCTTATAAATTCATACATTGATTTCTTAAAAGACATTCAAATTAAAAAAAAATAAGTATAATTTAATTGTATAAACATGCCTACAATTAAATTAAATAAATTTAGCAGAAATCAAATTGATGGAATTGATGAACAGCAATTGGGGGAGATAACTACTACTAAGAAAAAAGGGAGACCTAGTAAGAAAGCTGTAATAAAAGAATTAGAACCCGTATCATCAGAACTAGATCCAATCATAGAGGACGAACAGCCATATGAACAACCATATGAACAACAAGAACCCAGAGAAGATTATGATGAAGAAGAACCAGTGAATGATGATTTCCTTCAAGAGTTTGATAATCAGAACTATAAAGATGATCCACCACCAATGAAACCAGTTAAAGAAAAAACAATTATATTTAAAATGCCCAAAGCTCCTAAACAAAAACCGATTAGATCCATGTTAGAAGATGATGATAGTTTATTTGATGAAGTGGGATCAGAAATTGTAGGAAGAGATAGACGAGAACTTATTTCTAAGTTAAATCAATATAAAAATCTTTTTCCAGAGGAATTAAAGAAATTCAAAGTTAAAAAAAATGCAAGTACAGAAGAACTACAAGTTTATTTAACTGAGATGGAATGTATAGTTGATACATCAAGCGTTGAGAACTTCTTGACGGATTCAATATTACAATGTATTAGAATGGTTGAAGGTGCATCAAGTTATTCTAACAGATATGATATAAGGGGTTGTTCTGACTTATTGAAAAGTAATAAACAATTTCACTCATTATGCAAACAATTATATGTAAAGTATAAAGTATTTAGTAAAGTTCCTCCAGAATATCAATTATTAATGCTTGTAAGTACTACGGCTTACATATGCAACCATAAAAATAGAAATAAGGAAAGTTTAGAAACATATTTAAATGAACCAATTTAAAAAAAATTCTAACCCAATGATATATTTATAAAAATGGAACCTACATCAGCAGTACAAGCTTTAATGTCCCCTAATACATACGTCAAACCAGCAGCAAGTGCAGCAGCTATCTATTTTATCGATAAGTTCATCGTACAGAACCAAAATATGGGTAATACAGTTCAATTAGCAGCAGGAGTTGGGGCATCTTTCCTTGGAGTGAAATTATTAGTGCCATATCTTCCAAAATATCAAACACATGATTTTAGTACAGGAGCTATTGAACAAAGAGTTTTAGAAGTTGGTGCTTGTGTCGGTGTGTTAGCAGCTATGAAAGCTTTAAAAGTCATTGACCTACCACAATTTAAAGATCCTCGTTTATCTGGAGGAATAACTGAAGAACTAGCCACATTAATGCCTATTGCAGCTACAATTTTAGTTGCTGATATCATTGGTGAGGGGGTTCTTCCATTCTTTGGGTTTAGTAATAATATCCACTTTTAAAGAAAAATTAAAATCTAATGTTATTTAATATTTAATGGGACGTCATAAATCTATCTTTGGAGATGTGAAGAAATTTTTTAATCACGATGTGGCATCAGCTGTAAAAAGTACTACTAACGCAGTTGTAAATACTGTAAAAGATCCTAAGTTTCAACACGATGCAGTAGCGGTATTAGGTTCAGTTAAAAAAGAAGTTGTATCTGACGTAAGCTTAGTAGCTAATGGAATTCAACACTTTGAACAAAAACAAATGGATATGGTCACTGGTGGAATAACTAAAGTGGGTGGAGCTTTAAGCGGACCTATTATGATTGCTGGGGCTGTTATTGGAATAATAATTGTCTATAAAATAGTTAAAGGGTGAAAAGATATTCAGATCACATATTTAATTTTTTTTTTCGTTTTTAGATCTGCCCCGTCTGGGGTATATATTAATACTCTTTTTTTAATTAATAAGTATGGAGTTATACCCCAGATGATAAGATCACAAAAAAAATTAAAAAAATAAAAATGTCAGATGTAATTAATTAAATACGATGAGAAATGCTAGAACATTAAGACTTAAATTGAATAATTATAATTATGATGATAAGTATTTGGATATGATTAGATATTATTTAAAAACTGGGATATTACCAGATAGTTTAAGTGATTATCAGAAAAATCATATTAAAGAACAATATCATAGATTTGGTTTAAAAGAAGGTAGAATTATATACTTACCATTAGATTTAGAAGTAGTTTATAAAGATGATGTACCGGGAGTACTTAAAGAACTTTATAATGATCCTAAATATGGTATTGGGGTCGGTATTAAAAGTTTTTATGATAAAGTCACATCCATGTTCTTAGGTATTAAGCGGGAAGACGTCGCAGAGTTTTTGAAAACACAGGCACCATATCAATTAACCAAAGCTCCAAAGCATAACATTAATAGACCTATCATCGGTGAGTATCCTAATCATAGGTGGGCGGCTGATCTCGTTGACGTCAAAGTTTATAAAGGATATAACCACCAGAAAACATTTATATTAACAGTTATTGATTATTTTTCTAAAAAAGTATTTGCACGTGGTTTGATAGATTCAAAAGCAAGTACAGTTGCAAAAGCATTTGAAGATATATGCCAAAATGAAAATGAGGGAACATATCCAAAAATATTACAAACTGATAATGGATCTGAATTTAAAGCAGATACAAAAGCATGGTGCCAAATACATGATATCAAATTAGTTAATACATTATCTTATTCTCCAACATCTAATGGATTAATAGAGAATTTCAATAATATTTTAAGAAAAATGATGAGAGAGGGTTTTATTAGATATAAATCATTAAATTGGACAGATCACTTACAGGATTATATTGAAAATAGAAATAATTCAAAACATTCAGTAACCAAACAAACACCTAAAACTTTATGGGAACCTGGACAACAGAAACTAAAAGAACTAGATTCACATCAAATGAAGAATATTGATGACAAGTTAATTTATAGTGATATTGATCAATTAAGAGTGCAAGCCAAAAGAAAGTTAGAAGCGAAAGCAGCGCGAGACGTTGCAAGATTTCAAGTGGAAGAATATAAAAAAGGTGATAGCGTGCGTGTTCTCAATAGTTCATTATATTCTAAAGTGAGGAAGCATATTAAAGCTGGGAATGAAAAACTAGTACCAGTTAAATACAGTCCAACAATATATGAAATAGATAAAATCATAATACCAATACCAGGCAAAGAAGAATTTATGAATGATAGATATACTTTGATAGATCCAGATACAGGGGAACCAGTTTTACAAGAATTAAAAAAAAACAATCCAAATGCTGATAGAGTGCCTAAGTTGTTCTTTGCATCAGAATTACAACGAGTAGATAAAAATACGGAACAGGTACTCACACGGGCACAAGCTAACAAATTAAACAAAGTCGTTGATCAATTGGATATTGATGACGCCAAGACAAAAGCTAAGGAAAGAAGAAAGATCAGAAAAGAACAGGGACCAACAGAACAACAGATAGCTAATCAACAGAACATCCAGGATTCAGTAGATCAGACATTGAGAGAAGTTAGATCACGAACCAGAAGAGCGCCAGCCTACCTAACTGATTATGAGGTGGGACCGATTGAGGGAGAGGAGGAGGAGGAGATGCCGACGAGGAAGAGGAAGACGGGAAAGAGGAAGTGAGGATGAGCAACCCGGCTGCACCCTCGCCGGCGTGGATGCAGCCGGGATGAGGAGAGGAGGACGGACAACCCGGGGTGAGGTGGTGGAGGTGGAGCCGGTGAGGTAGCCGGACGAGTAGCCGGTTATATATGGTGGATAGTCATTTAACATCTGCCATGACCCGAACCCATATATAATATATATATATGGGCTCGGGATTGGCTCAGATTAAAATGTT